ATCATAAATCTTCTTAATACTAGACAAGGAGAGAGGAGATTTCAGCCTACTTTTGGAACTAGATTGTGGAATTTGAACTTTGAACAAAATGTAGATACGTTGCAGGATGTAGCTGAAAACATAATTCGTGAAGATGTTTCTATGTGGATACCAAACGTAACTATACTAGACGTTACTTCTACTTTATATACTTCCGATGAAATTGTTGCCGACCAAGATATTTATAAACTAGACATAGCCGTACAATTTCAGGTTAATATGACTAAACAGACTGATACTGTGAATATAAGCATTAATAATACAATAACATAAAATGGCAACAACAACACCAAAATCATTTCAGCCACAAAGTAAGGATGTAAGATATCTTAATAGGGATTTTGCATCATTCCGAGATGGATTAATTAACTTTGCGAAGTATTATTACCCAGATAGTTATAAAGATTTTACTGACGCAGCTCCGGGCATGATGTTTATAGATATGGCCTCTTATGTCGGAGATGTCATGTCTTATTATACCGACTATATTTTCCTCCTGTCGTAGCATTTGCATTATTTATTCTTAAGG